GGCCACGCTGGTGCCTTACTGGTTCTGCAGCAGGCGGAAGGCGCGGATGTCGATGACGTTCGCGCCGTGGCGGGCGTACGCGAACCAGCCGCGCTGCCCGGTGGGGCGGTTGTTGGTCGTGCCGACCAGGTGCGGGACGAGCTCGACGCTCATGCCCGCACGCTCCGCGATCAGGTACTTCCGGAAGTCGCCGACCACGATCAGGTTCTGAGCCGTGGTCACCCCCGCGAAGTCGGGGATGTACGACGACGGCTCGACCGGCCGGTTGCGCAGGCGGTCGAGGTTGCCGGTGAGGTCGCTCGTCCGCGTGCCGTAGGCGTCGCCGAGCGCGGCGACGTCGGAGGCGGTGCCGGCGCCCATCACCCAGGTGGCGTTGGCCTTGGCTCGGTCGGGCAGCGCCTTCCACACCTTGGTGATGTCGACCGCGCCGAGCGCGCCATCGGTGGTCACGACGACCTCGACGTTGGTGTCCGCGTCGAGCGCGGTCACGATGCCCGTGGGCTGGCCGGTGCCGGTGCCGACTGCGAACGACTGCGCCTGCAGCTCGTCGTACCCCTCGGCGAGGAGTGCGCCGACCTCGAGCGCGAAGTTCGGGTAGTCCTGCGCGACCTCGATCGAGAACGGCACGAAGCCGCGAGCCATGTGCACGGGCACCTCGGGCTGCGCGAGCGTCGGCGAGTCGTTCGACACCTCGGCCGCCTCGGCGTCGTACGACCACGAGACGCCGGCCGAGCTGACGCCCTTCCACTTGTTCGTGGTGATCGTCTCGACGCGCGAGATCCGACGGAACGGGTTCAGCGAACCTCCCGCCGTCAGGATGATCGTTGGGTCGATGAGTACCGGGACGCCGAAGCCGCCCGAGGTGTTCGCACCCTCCGCCATCGCGCGGGTCTCGAAGTCGCGGAACGCGGCGACCGCGCGCGCCTCTTCGGGCGTCCACGCCGGCGTCGCCGACGTCATCGCCTTGACCCAGGCGCTGCGGTAGTCGTCGTTCTCCGTGAGGAGGAGGCGACGCGCGATCTGGGCACCGTCGGTGTCGGTCTCGCGGCCGTGGCTGTCGACGCCGCGCGAGCGGACCAGACGGGAGATCTTCTCCTTCTGGTCGTCGCGGAGCTCGACGAGCTCGCCTGCCTGGTCGGCGCGCTTGAGCGCGCGGTCGCGCGCCTCGCGGCCCGACAGGCTGCGCACGTCGACGTCGTCGGTCGGAACCGACGTTCCGACGTGCAGCGAGTTCCAGCGCGAGCGGGACTCGGCGACGCGCTCGGCGCGGGCGACTCGCTCCTCGGCGGCCGCGAGCGCGGTGCGCGCCTCGGCCTCCTCGGTGTCGATCGCGTCCCAGCGGGTCTGCTGGTCGGCGTCGAGCGCCTCGTCGCCGGCGGTCTCGTTGATGCTGCGGCGTTCGGCGTCGAGCGTGTCGAGCCGGCCGCGGAGTTCCTGGATCTCGGGATCCATTTCGAACCTACTTTCCGTGCTTGCGCACATTCATGTGGAGGAGACGCTCGCGTTGTGCGCGCGTCAGCCCACCGGAGTGGCCCGCGGCCGGCTCTTGGTTGGTGGGGTTGTCCGCGGCTCGCTCCGGGTCGGCAGTGGTCGCACCGGCTGCCAGCCCGGGGAGAGTGCGGGAGTTGCGGACGAGCTCGAGGTCGCCGACCCGCTGCGGGTCGCGCGAGCGCAGTCGCTCGTAGAAGTCATCGGTCATCGACCGGACGCCGGCGGTTGCTTCGCCGTTCGCGGGGAACGTCACAGGCCCGAACTCGAACATGCGGATCTCGAGGATCGACCGCTCGGGCAGGCCCTGCGGGTTGTGGTCCGAGATACCGGGGTCCTCGTTCCACTCCTCCTTGATCACGCGCATGCGCATGCTCGACCCGTAGACTCCCGCCTGCAGCCCGGGGAGCAGATCGCGCACGTACGTGGTGTCGAACAGCTGCACGTCGCCGACGCCGGAGTCGGGGTCCTCGCGGAGATCCTCGATCGTCCCGAGCACCTTGTTCCCGATCTGCGGGTCGAACCCGTGATCGTAGAGGCACTTGATGCGGTCGCGGTTCTCGGCGATCGTCTTCGCGAACGCGCCGCGCACGGTGCGCTCGAGGAACCGGCCCTCCCACCACGAGTCGATCTCGTACCAGGTCTCGAAGGGCGAGAACCGCACTTCCATGATCGGCATCGAGTTCTCGTCGACGGCATCCGCGGCGCGCACGACGAGCGGCGCGGAGCGGACGACCTCAAGCTCCGGGATCGGGTTCATCGCTTGCCTCCTGCGTTGGCGCCGATGCAGCGATCGGCTTGATGGGCATGTCTCCGCCCGGGATCGGTGTCTGGATGTTCTCGATGACCCGGATCTCATCCGGCGTGCGCCACTGACCGTCGAGGGCGAGCTTGTGCGCCTGGTAGCGCTGCAGCGTGGTCGCCTCGAGCAGCGCGTCGCGGTTGACCTCAACCCAGTGCCCGGCTGGCGTGAAGCGTGACAGCACGCGCTCGTACCGGCGAAGCCATCGGTTGAGCGAGAAGACGAGGAGATCTTGGCGACGGTCGACGATGTTCGAGTACGTCATCGAGCCGCCGGTCTCGTACCCGAGGATTTCGGCGAATCCGGGCCCGAAGATGCGAGCGCACTGCGCCTCAGACAGCCCCTGAGTCTGCAGGAACTGCGACTCCTCGGGGGTGATCTGGGCGTTCTCCCACTTCCACCCCTTGCCGAACACCATCGGGTCGCTGGACCCGCGCGCCTGCAGCACGCGCTGTTTCGCGACGGCGGCCTGCTCGGCGTCGAGGTCGGCGAGTTCGTTGTACAGCAGGCCTGAGGGGTGGGCGCCGTCGGCGAACCACTGCCGCCCGAACCGCGATGTCGCGATCGACGTGCCGATCGTGGTCGCGTGATGCTCGATCGGCGAGAGCCCCATGAGCCGCCCGGCGACCGGGTTCACACGCCAGTGCGCGATGCGGCTCGGGTCGTCGATGTGGCGGCCGTTGACGTACCACTCGGGCTTGCCGCTAACGACGGACGGCGTGACGTCGTCGGGGTTGAGCAGGTCGACGGTGACGAGCTGCTCGCCGCGTCGGTCGATCACGTCGCCGAGCGCGTTACCTGCGAGCAGCCACGACCAGACGAGCCGGTATCCCCAGTCCTCGAGCCCCTGGCCATCGCCGCCCGGGTCGTCGAGCGCGCCCGTCGTCGGCACCTCGCGGCGGTTGCTGCGCGAGCCTGCATACTCGGTGATCGGCAGCTCGGATCCGATCGACGCGATTAGGTCAGCGGTCGACCGGACGGCGACGGACTGCGCGGCCGACGTCGGCGTGACGACGACATCGGCGTACGAGCCGATGTACGCCGGCGCGGTCGGCGCGTAGTACGACGCCCGCTCCTCCACGTTCTCGACCGGGACCGTGCGCGCGAGCGGGTTTCCCGAGAAGAGACCCATCAGAGCCTCCAATCGAGTAGCAGCAGGAAGCCGCCGAGCGCGATGAGCGACAGCGGCGGGTAGATCAGCCCGAGCCCCGCCGCGACCAGCACGGCCCCGAGCACGCCGGGCACGACGCTCAGAAGATGTTGGCGAGCGGGTCGTACGGCTTCCGCCGCTTCTCCCACTCCCACAGCCCGAGCGACATCGCCACGAGGGGCACGACGACCGCGCCCGCCTTCTTTCTCGACCACGTGAAAGCGCCCTCTCGTTCGTCCTTGATCGCCGAGCGCACCGCGGCGTCGAGCTCGGCATCACCCGCATGCCGGAGGATGCCCTCGTGGATGAGGTCGAACGTGAGCGAGCACGCCTCGGCCATGTCGGCGTACGACGTGCGCACCACTTCGACGGGCGACCCCGCGTCGGTCAGCGCAGCGGTCACTGCTGCCGCGATCGGCTCGGTCGACTTCCGATCGTCGATCACGATCGCCACAACTTCGGGATGCTCCCGACAGACCCGCACGACCAGCTCGGGAACCCACATCGACTCAGCGGCCGACTCAACCACGCGAACCTGCGGGATGCCGTCGGCACCGGCGCCCACCGCGACCAGCGCGGACAGCTTGCGGTCCACCGTGGTGTCAGCCACGAGTACGACGGGCCCGACGGTCGCGACGAGCGGTGCGTGATGCGACTTCCACTTCGCCGGGTTGATGGCCCCGGTGCCGTCCGTGTCCTCGTCCCAGATCCCGAGACCCTCACGAGTCCAGTCCTCAGGATCGGTCAGGTTCTCACGCAGACGGAGAATCGACTCCCACGGTGTGCGACGAGGGAACGACGGGTTAGCGCGCTCGAGCGTCGCACGGTCCTCGACGTCGTCGCCCGGGTTAGCCCCGACCTCGACGTACAGCGTGTCGTAGTCGACCGCTTCGCCGGCTTCCCGGCGCCGCTTCACATCGAGCGCTCGCTTGCGGCGAGCCTTGAACACCTCGGCCGGATCGCCCGGCTTGGGCGGCGTGCCCATATAGATGATCAGCGGGTTCTTCGCGGTGTTCGCCGCCGGCACCATGTCGGTGACGGCCTTAGCCTTGAGGATCTGTGCCTCGTCGAAGACGACGATCGTGACGCCTGGGATGCCTCGGCCGAACCCGTGTTCCCGGGCGCCGAACATGATCCGGCTGCCGTTGGTGAACTTGATCCGCTGCTTGCCGTTACCCTGCCGGATCCCGTTGTGCGCGATGTACGGCGCGATGCGGCGTCGTCGCGCGAGCGACGACAGCGTCTCGAATGTCTCGTCGGACGTCGTCGAGTGGTGCGCGGTCCATAGCACCTTGATGCCGGGGAACAGGATGCACAGCGCGAACACGATCGTGCCGATGGTGTAGGTCTTGCCGACCTGACGGCAGATCGAGATCAGTACGCCACCGATACCGGCGGCGTAGAGCCCGTTCGCACGCTTCGCCAGGATCGCCTTGGCGAGACCCTGCTGCCAGTCGTCGTGTGCGACGCCCATCTTCGCGAGCTGCTGCGCGACCGCCGGGTGCCCCGACTTCGTGATCCCCGACGGCAGCACGAGGTGCTTCGCGACCTGCGACAGGCGACGCGCGGGAGGCAGCGCCTTCGACAGTGGACTAGATGTCGTCCTCGTCCCAGTCTTCGTCGGGCGCGTTCGCGGCATCCGCTGCCTCCTCGCGCTCCCGCGTCTGCATCTCCTCGAGCTCGCGCATCGTCTCGTTCAGCAGCCGCACGTTCGGCGGCAGGTCACGCGCCGCTAGCCCGCCATCGATCGTCTTCGCCAGCTGGTCCCGCACCGCCTCGAGGTACGCCTTCCGGTCACCCGACTGCACCGCTTCGAGAAGCCCGATCGCCTCTGGCACCGCGGCCGCGTCAGCCTCGCGCACCCACCCCGTCAGGGTGTTCCGAGCGACGCCGAGATCGCGCGCCACTTGCGCAATGGACTGAGCAGATGACTGAGCAGCTTTCGCACGCGCCACAGCGTCAGCCTTGAAGGCGTCACTGTACCCCTTTCGCCCGCGAGATTCCGCGGCGGGCGGGCCCGACGACGACGCGCGGCCACGCTTGCTCTGAGCCATCGCCGGGCGCCTCCTGCTCAGGTGGAATCAGACGGGGAGAGATACATGTGAC